GCACCGCGTTCGCGTCAACCGGGTTCCCGTATTGACCCTGAACGAACGTGATGGCCTGCTCGACTTGGGTTTGCAGCCCACGCAACTGCTGCTCCTGCTGTTGCAGGCGCAACTTTGAGACCTCTTCGGACAGCGCCGTGTAGCGCGGATCCTTGGAGTCCTCGTCCGATCCTGCGTCGTCGTCGTCCGTATCAGGCTTGCCACGCGGGTTGTCGGATTCCTCATCGAAGGATTCCAACTCCTCGTCGCCAGCCTTGCGCCCGGACTTCAACTGGGCATTCTCGGCTTCAAGCGCCTTCATCCTCTTGCCGTACCCATCCACGTCTGTCTGACGCTTGCCGGCCTTGCCGGCCCACGCCATCAGCGTGTCCTTGGACACGGACTTGAGGATGTCATCAGGCACACCATCGCGCTTGAGAATCTGGTATGCCCGATCGAGATCAGCATCTGGCTTGACCGGAGCAGGTTCCTCCTTCTGCTCCGACTCACCGAACAGTCGATCCAAGACCTCGTCGTCTGCGTCCCTACCAAGGGGTTCGCTCGTCACGGGATCAGCAACAGGCTCTTCCGCCGCTGCCTCGACTGGATTCTCGATCTCTGCCTCGACCTTCGGCTCTTCTGCCTCGGTCACGCCGTCCTTGGGTTCAGCCACGCTGTCCTACTCCTTCGCATACCCGTGCCTCGACATCACCTCACGTTCATGCCTACGAGACATGATCACTGGCTTGCCTTGGCTGTTCGTCGTGCATCCCTCAAGGTTGCGAGGCAGCGACGACGACACATACGGGTACTGGGAGCGGTTCGTGGCTGGGTCGATCTGGTAGTCAGAGACCACCCTCGTCAACACACGGCCATCCACCTCGACGGTTGTGCCAATGCTGGGAGCCGAAGACATCGAGTACATCAACTCGACAGTCTCGCCATTGGCCTCGTCGATAAAAGGGTACATGGGCATCAGCGCCGGCCCTCAACCTCTGAAATAATTTCTTGCATGGATCGGGGCTTGGAAGCCCCTCCCTGAGCGCCGGCGGCGGCCTGCTGGGCCTGCGCCCGCATCTGCTGCACTGCCCGAAGGTCGATCATGTCGCCCAGATTGGGCATATTCATCGCGTTGCCGACCACCGACAGCACCTGCTTCCAGTCCACATGCGGGGCAGCCACCACCGCCTGACTGATGTTGCCGATGACCTGAAGCAACTCGACCGATCGGCGCTGGAGCAGCCCTTCGCTGACCCGCTCCATGCTGTACGCCTCCACGTCGATGTCGAGGTCGTCGAACACCCCAACCATTGCCATCGCGGAGAAGATCGGCTCCGGCTCGCCCATGATGGCAATCCCGTCCTCGCCAACCGGGAACACCACCTTGTCGTCGTAGAACATGAACCAGCCCACCGACCGGAGGCACCGATTCACAGACTCCTGAAACTGACGCTTCAGATGGCTGATCCGAAGGCCGCTGGAACTCTCCGCCACCTGCACCTCGGTCGCCGTGGCGGTGCCGCTCACGTTGCCGCGCATGGCGTCGTGGATGCCAGACACCCGGTCCAGACGGTCCTGAGCCATCGCCGCGTACTGGACCTGCTGCGCCGTGATGCCGCCCACCTCGATCGTTCGGAGAGCGTCCGGGTCAAGGTTGTCAGCCAGCACCACATACAGATCCTCGCGGTCGCGGATGTCCTGCGCCATCTTGGCGTTGCGTGCGTCCACCGCCAGCAGGCGCTTGTACGCGCTGGCGCTGTACCGCATGTTCCGCAGGTGCATGTTCACGTCGTCGATCTGCGGCATCAGAGCCATGATCGGCGACAACGGGTACGGATCGTCAGGCACCGTATACGCACCGAATACCGTATACGGCCCGGTCCTCGGCCCGTAGTACGGACGGGGCGCACGCGCCATACCCATGTTCGCCTTCTTGCCGCTCTCGGCCTGACCCTTCACCACCGTGTAGATCGTGCCGTTGAACATCGCACGATCCGTCACGGAGTCGATCAACTCCGCAGCCTCGTCGTGCAGTTCAGGCACCCACACCTCGTACACCACCAACTCCTTGCGGTCGGGGATGTTGCGGTCGATGTCTACGTCGTCGCGGACATCGCTGACCCCGGTGTTGGCAGCCACGCGCTCGATCACGTCGATGTCCCAAGTCTTGTCAGACTCGGCACTTGCGAGCAGGTCGTCGCGGTCGGTGATCCAGCAGTGGCCCATGTACCGGGCCTCGTCCAAGTGCGTAGCAGCCGGGTCGATGAAGAACCGGTCCGGGCTGATCCGGTACACGCGGGGCAGGTACGGATCCTCAGTCAGGCTCGTCACATAGCCCTTGCGCGGCTCGTTCACGGTCAGCGCCACCCCGTAGGCCAGCAGCATGTCCGTCGCAATCCGCTCAAGGGTGTTCCGCACGCCGACCATCTTGCACCACCGGTTGATCCCGATCTGCAACACCCCGGCAGCCTCCGACTGGCTGACCGGCCTAGCGCTCTTCACGCGCACCGTCGGGTTGTCATGCACGATCCGGGGCAGCAACAGGGCGATGTACTCAAGGATGAAGTTCTCCGGGTCGTCCATTTGCTCCCGCGACTCGCGGTAGGACGGCCCGTGGAAACGCTCGATCAGGCTCTTCCACTCCACAAGATGAGTGTCGCGGAACGATTCCGCGCTCTCGATCTCGCGCACCAGAGAAGCCAGATCGAACTTCATCATCGCTTCTTCCCCTTCGGGCCGCCCTTGCCGCCACCCTTGCCGCCACCGTAACCGCCACCCTTCGCACCGTCGCGGCCACCGTTCTTGCCACGACGGCTCGACGCGCATCCACCACTCTTCTTGCCGTACATCACGACTTCCTCCTGCCCTTCACGGGCGCAAACTCCCTCGACTCTTCCACATGCTCACGCGGCATGAGGAGTTTCAACTGGTCAAGCACCGCATCGCGTTCAGCACCAGCGACCTCGTACGTCATGCCGCTCGCCCACACGACCAAGCGGTCACCACGGTCGTAGATGCGGTCGATCGCATCCACGGGAAAGTAGTTGGCTCCGACGCGGACGATCACTTCTTGCCGCCTCCGCCACCGGGCAACTGGCCGCCACCACCGCCAAGCGCACCATCACCGACCAGCGCCGCAGCGCGGGTCGCCTTCATGGCCTTGCTGCTGCCACTGCGCTTGGCCGTCGCGAGGACACCACGCTTGCCAGCAACTTTCTTCGTCATCCGACTCTTCGATCCGGTCTTCTTCTTCATCGCATTCCTTGCGCCGATCCCGTCGGCTTGCGGTAGCCCGTCTTGGGCCGAATCACTCTACAAACAACACGCCACGGCCCCGTGCCGCAACATGGATTTAGTTCGCCTCCGTGAACGTCGCGATCAGCCGCATCCCATCGTGCTTGGTGTCGGCCATCGTCAACTTCATCCACATCGCACCCTGCGGCTTCGGCGGCTTCCCGGTCTCGACGTGCCAGCCACCCCAGCCGTCATTCCACTCCTGCTTGTAGGAGGGCGTCCGAACATGGTGCTGCTCCGTCAGGCCAATCCGGTAGTCACCCTTGGTGGTGACCAATCGCTCCCTCATCAACTTGACGTGCCAGTGATCGTGCGTGTGGCCGCTCACCACCACGTCGGCGTCAGGCAGCCACGACGCCATCCGCCGGGTCGTCAACACCCCGTGGCTCATCGGGCCACCACCCCCACTGCCGTGGAACCAACGTAGCCGGAGGTTCACCTCCGTCGTACCCCACACCCGCGCACGGAACACCACCCACCCGCCGTACCCGCTCGCCATCACGGGGATGCCGCTGATCTGCGACATGGCACCGCACAGGCGCTCCGTCAGGTCCACCTCATGGCGCTTGGTGATCGCTGTCTCATGGTTGCCACGCCCGATGCACGCGAACTGCTTCGCATACGGCGCGTAGAACCGCGCAGCGTCACGCACGATCGCATCGAGGTAGTCCGGGGCGAGCGCATATTCAGCGCGGATGTCGCCTTTTGAATTGCGCGGGTCGTACTTCCCACCCATGCAGTCGAACAGGTCACCACAGTCCAGCACCGTCGCATTGCGCTCGACGGCCTGCTCAAGGTGCTTGCGCTCCAAATCCCAGTCCGCGTGGGTCGAGTCATGGTGACGGTCGCTCGACAGCAACACCCAATGCTCAAACTCCGACGGGCGAACGCCTTCAATCTCCACGACGTGGATGTTCCGGGTCTTGTGGTGGACCTTCCAGTCGTGGGGCATCGTCAAATCTTTCGCATCTCGCGGATGATCATGCAGATCATCATCAACTGGAAACCGATGATCGCCAGCACCGCAGCGATCACCGCTTGCTCCGCTTCTTCTTCACGGGCGATCGCTTCGCAGCCTTGGCTTCCCGCGTCCAGCGGGCAGCGATCTTCGGATGCTTCGCGTACATGAACCGGCGCTGGCGATCGCTCTCAAAGGGCATCAGTAGCCCTTCGTCTTCTTCACGGCCTTGCCAGTCTTCTTCGCGTAAGACGCAGCGGCCTTCTTGCCCTTCGCGGTGTACGGGAACTTCTTCTTTCCGACCTTCGGCATCACTTACCCTTCCAGCCGCGCTTCATGGCGGCGTATGACTTCGCGCTCACGGTTGACTTCGACTTGGGGCGCGAAGTCCCAAGGCGCTTGCGACGGTTGATGTTCGCGACGAGTGAACGCTTTGCCATGTCAGCACCCCCACCTTCGACGGGCAGCCTTGCCACGCTCGCCGGTCCACGAACGACTGCGGGCGCAGAACGACTTGTGGCGCGGGTTGTCCTTGTCCTTCGTCGGTGCCTTGAGGTCGCTGCCCGTCGCACGGTTGTGCTTGGCGCGGCCCTTCGCCGTCAACCCGGCACCACGCGACGCGGGCAACTTCTCGCCGCGACCGACACTCAACTTGACCGACTTCTTCGCCATGCACACCACCGTACCGTCACCACTCGCGCATCACGTCATCGTGACGCAAGATTGACCCCAAAGTGTCCGGGCTGTACTGCGGCTCGTCCTCGACCGGACCGCCAACCTCCGCGCACAGCATCAACGCCCCGGCCAGCGCAATCACGCGGTCACCGTGCGCCTCACGCGCACCGCTGGTCTCGTCACGGCGAGACCCGGCCTCGATGCTCCCGTCGTCGAGGATGACGTACTCCAGCATCTCGTCGAGCGAGTCCATGCTGGGGATCTCCACCTCGCCCTGCGCGATCGCACGGCTCAAGTCCCCCAGAAGCGCACGCTTGGCACGCTTGGTGCTGGTCCACCCCACACGCCGCGTGGCCCGCTCGCTGGTCGTCCCGGTCTGCCGCTGGCGGTAGATCGCGGGGTACTGCGCCCGGTCGAAGTCGTGCTGCAACGCCGCGCCCGGGCCGTTGGTCTCCCACCCCACCAGCGTGGCCCGCTTGCCCCGCCACACCCGGCGCATGGCGTTCGCCACCTCCAGCGCGAGGTCGTACGTCGCGATGTTGGGGTCCACGAACTCCGCCACCACCCGGCGGGCCAGCGCGTCCATGACGCAGACGGCGCTGTTGGCGCTGCCCGTGCCGTGCGACGGGTCGATGAACGCGACGTACTCCGCCGTGCGCGACGGCTCCCCCCACACCCGCCACCGCCCCTGCGGCTCCGGCACCAGCCGATCGCGGCGGACCTCGCACCGGCGCGGCTCCGCCCCGTGCTTGTCGCGGTGCGCGGTGACGATGTGCGACGGAAAGAACGCAGCCCCGCTGCCGACGCTCTCCGCGAAGACGTTCTGCGCGAGGTCAACCCGGTCACGGCGGCGCACCTGCTCCGCCAGCCACGGGGTCCACACGAACGGCGACCCGGCGAACCCGGTGACGGACCCGTCGTCGTCGATGCGGTGCTGCGACCCGGCGCCCTTCTCCGGGTGATCGTGGTACATCAACTCGACCAGCCGTGGCTCGCCCCGCGTGCGTGCCGTGCTGACCAGCCGCGAGTACTCGCTGCCCGCGCCGATGGGCGTGCTGTTGGCGACGCGGCACGACGTGCAGTCGGCTGCGGAGCGCCACGCTGCTGCGGCGTTGTCGAGGGCCGCGAACTCGTCGAAGAGGACGAACGTGCGGCGACCACCGCGCCCGATGTGTTCGGTGCTGGCTTGGCCGGTGATCGTGGCCCCGCTGGTCGGGTGGCGCAGCACCATGTGCTGGCGGAACTGCCCGCCCTTGGCGAGCGCATCCGGGGCGCAGGGCAGCAGCCACGGTGGCTGCGACTCCAGCAGGTAGTCGAGTTTCCAGAAGAGGCTGTCCGGGTCGCCGCTGCGATCGACGAGATCCTCGACGCGGCTGACCAGCAGCGACTGCCAGCCCTTGAACATCCAGCCCCACACGGCGATCGCGGAGACCAGCCACGACGCGCCCATGTCGCGGGACTTGCGAATGACCACGTCGCGGCCAGCCTCGATGCCCTCGATCACCTCGCGTGCAGCGCGGCGCTGGCAGGGCCACAGCATGAACGGGACGTGTGGTTGGCGCACCGGGCGCTCGCGCCCATCGTTGCCGACCTCCTTGACGCGGAAGGTCCACGCGGTGGCATCGCACCACGCGGCGAAGTCGCTGGCGAAGGCGGCCCGCAGGTGTGGCCGCTCCTCCGCCGTGGCTTTCAGAATGCGCTGCCTGAACTGAACGATGGCGAGCGGGTCAGTCACGCCGCTGCCCTGCGGCCAGCGCCCACACGACGGCGAGCGCAACTGCGAAGGCCGTGGCCTCGCTCACTCGTCGCCCTCCGGCTTGGCCTCGATGGCGGGCAGCGGGGCGGGCAGCATGGCGGCGCTCCATTCGGCGAGCATCATCGCGCCCCGGCTGGCCTCGCCGTTCTCGATCGCGATCGGCCCGCCGTTGGCCCCGGTGTGTTCCACGCTGGACCGCTCGCGGTAGACCGACGGGCGCAGCCCCTTGAGCCGGAACATGAGGATCTGCGCGGCGCTGCTGTTCAACTCTCGCTCGCCATTTACAACGGCGTCGGCGATGGCCTCCAACCGCCTCGCGGTCAGCGGCTCCAGCGCATCCCACGCGGCGCGGAACTTGGCGTCGGCTGCGTACCACTTGCAGGGCGTGAACTCCGCCACGCCAGCCTCGCGTGCAGCAGCGGTGACACCCAGCGAGGGCAGCGCGGCGAGGAAGGCGAGTTTCCTCGACTCGATCTCGCCAGCCTCCTCAAGGGTTGGCCCGCCCCTCTTCGTTCGTTGCGGTAGTGCCATGCTGCCCCGCATTGCACAGCCCCGATTCCCTGATCATCTGTAGCCTCGCGAAAAAATCTTCAGAATCTGCCCTCCACCCCCTT